GCAGCATCGTATTCTGTGCGCAGTGTTTCGGTAAAAGTTTGCGTTACCGGTGCGTCAAGCGTTTTGACGTATGGTAATGGTTTCGCTGATTCTGTAAGCTGTGCGCCCCACATATAAAAGCTTTTAATAGTAGTTGTTGAATTTTCGACTTGGGGGTATAAATTACCGCCTGATGATAAAGTTTGAACAGATAATTGTTGCCATTTATTAGTCACATTAAATGTGACTAATCCTCCATTCCCTCCTCCTATTTCTAGTTGTATGGTGCTATTTGTGTCAGCTTTGACCCACGCGCTAAAAGTATGTAAAGTGGGATTTGTTCCGATTATTGTTTGCTCTATTCGTGAATCTCCAGAAGTAGTAAAGGTAAGTTGTTTCACACTACGCCCGCCGATTGGATTTAAAACATCACTATCTATAATAGTAGCACCAACCTTTTTACTCCATGCCGCATTATCAAAATGCTCACTCCATAATATTAAATTCTCAACATCACCAACGTAATCAGTATCAAGAAAATAATCATAACCGCCTGTCGCTTTAGCTCTGCGATTTGTAAACGTCGCTG